AGGTTCTGAAATCTTTGCTGCAGGATTTGATGGTCTTGTAAATGGTATTACAAGTCTTACAGGTCTTATTCAGTTATTCATTAAGTTTATCCCTACTGGTTGTGATAGAACTGCTGATGGTGGTAAAGATACAGTTGGTTGGTATCCTTTATATGGTGTAACTCATTGTACAGATGAAGAACTTGCTAGCATTCAAAAGATTTTAGGTACTGATAGGGGAAGAAAATCTTGTGGAGATGCTTTTGGTGCTGGTACTCTCGTAGATTCTATCTTAGAAAAAGCAGATCCTTATCTAGTTTCTGCAAAAACATTTTTAGATGGTGCCTATGAATTGCATGTTGGTACTCCTGGTCGTCAAGCAAGTGTTGTAAAAAGTGCTAGCGGCACTACACATACCTCTACAAATATTAATCAGAAGGCCGCTGGTGAATATGAGGCAAGGAAACAAGCAAAAGAAAAAAATCCTAATATTTCTACTGAAGAACTTGAGAAAGTTGTATCTCAGTATACAAAAGATTCAAACTCTGGTAAAGGGAATACTGGTTCGTTAGTTGCCGATGATATCAGTTACGCAGGAAACCTAACCGCAGCAGTTGCTGGTGATGACTGTAAAGTTGTCGATAATGATTACGTTAGAACTATTAATGGAGATTATTTCTTAAAAGTTACTGGTAACTGTCATCTTGAAGTTGGTGGTGGATTCTTTATGTCTGCTGAGGGTGCTCCTCGAATGGTAGATAAGAATGGGGAAGCAAATAAATCAGGACAAAAGATTCAGAAGCATACTGTGCGATTTGGTTCTGACCTTGATTTGAATGTTTCTGGTGCTAGATTGAACATGCAGTCAGCAGAAATGGATCTTCATGCAAATAAGCATCAAATTTCTGGTGCGGTTCTAGATAATAGTTGTTCTAAACAAACATATGCTGCTGGTGAACTTACGCTAGCAGGGGACAGTACAATCAATATGTCCACAACACATTTATCACAGTTGATTAATACTCCACCCAATCCATTGGCAGTAAAGGCTGGTATTACTACAGTCTGTGCAGGATCTATTATTACAACACAGATTCCTGGAGCATTGAATGGTGTTGATACTGTTCCTACCAACTCGATTATCATCGCAGCAGGAACGATTAATAGAAAGTGTGGAGCAGGGGGATATAACTTAAACGTTGTTGCTGGTGCATACAATTGTACTGTGGCCACAGGTCCATGGGCAACAACTGTTGTTGCTGGTGCTGCAACCCTCACTGTTACTGCAGGTGCCATGGCATTATCTGCTGCTGCTGGTATTATGCAACTGACTGCTCTGACAATCAAACTGAACTAACCCTTGACACCTTGCCTCAGTCCTGCTATACTACATAAGTAGTCAGGAGTTCGCATGAGCACTAATCTCGCACATGTCTTTGTCAACTTTTCAAAACGGTCAATCAACATCGTAGACGATGAAGGATATGATAAAACTGTAAACTGGAAATGGGATGAAGAAGGTTCTGAAGGTTTCTCTGAAACAGTCAGTGAGATTGAAGATATTCTTGATGCTGATATGATCACTTATTGCTTTGCTGTAAAATGATTGGACCTATTGGAGTCACACTTCAACAGGCAGAAGATAATTTTGAGTTTCTTTTAGATCTCACAGATAATCAACATGTTTGTTGGAAAATTACTCGTCCTGATGGAAAGTCTGTAATGATGGTTCCTGTAAATGAAGTCTCTCCTATTCCCGATGAGATTCAAACTCAGGTAGATGAATTTCAAAAACAATTCCTGGAACAAAATGAAGATAGTTGATAACTTTCTTGCTGAGGATGACTTTAGAATACTTGAGATGACTATCACGAACACTCATGATAAAGAATTTCCCTTCTACATTCAAAAAAGTGTTGCTCACAGCAGTGAAAAAACAGAACCATGGTCATGGATGGGAACACATATGATTTACCATCAACTTGAACCTAAGAGTCCTTTCTTTGGTATTATGAGTCATATGTTTCTGAGTAAGATTCAGATGCGTTCTCTACTTAGAATCAAAGCAAATTTTTTCCCTTGGACACCTGAAGTAAAAACTCACCCATTTCACGTTGATTATACATTTGAAAACATGGGTGCAGTATTTTCTATCAATACATGTGATGGATACACATTATTTGAAGATGGAACTAAGGTGGATAGTGTAGCAAATCGAATGATGTTTTTCGATCCCCAAGTTAAACACAGTTCTTCTACAACAACCAATGCCCATGGCAGATTCAATATTAATTTTAATTTCTTATGAGACCCGAAACTCGTGAATCAATGGAAAATCTTTGGTCTGCAAAGTGGAACTTACCAAAGGCAGCAAGAAATTGCAACTTGACAGATAAGGAAATGAAGATTACATTCAATGAGTATTGTGCTTTTCATCCTCCTACCTGGGAAATTGGTAACACCAAACAAATTGGGGTGCTCCACATTGATGGGAGTGTGGCGGAATCGGTAGACGCACCAGACTTAAAATCTGTTGACCAATAAGGTCGTGGGAGTTCAAGTCTCCCTACTCCTATATACCTGGGGGAGTACAAAAGATCTGCATGTAGAAGCAGCGCCCCCTTTACATAATGAGAAAGTAGTATGATTAAAGTAATTGATAATTTCCTAGATCAATATTATATTGATTATTTGGAAGATTGTGTAACTAATCAATCTTTTGAATGGAAATATCAAAAAAATGTTTCTACTTTTACTGAGGACGAATCAGGTTGGTTACATGGATTTAGTCATGGATTATATGATCCTAACTATGGACTCCGATTTGATGATTCTAAAGGACAAATATGGATTCCTGCTATACTAAAAATGGAACAGGAACTCATTAAAGAGAAAGCATCTTTAATCAGAACAAGACTAGACATGACGGTGAAGTCACCCGAAAATACTTTACATACACCTCATGTAGATCTTAAACAACCTCATTGGACTACTATCCTTTATCTAAAAGATTCGGATGGGGATACTGTAATCTATAACGAAAGAGTACAATCCGAAACATATACAGTCCAACAAACTGTAGAACCTAAAAAGAATAGAATTATATTCTTTGATGGTAGTTTCTATCATACGGGACATTCACCAAGTAAACGTATGAATCGCATCTTATTGAACAGTAATTTTGTTAAATAAGATGCCTTATTATCGCCTCCGTAGCTCAGTGGTAGAGCAGGGCTTTTGTAAAGCTCAGGTCGCAAGTTCAAATCTTGTCAGAGGCTCTCAATCCTCTATAGCTCAGTTGGTAGAGCAGGTGACTGTTAATCACCCTGTCCCTGGTTCGAGTCCAGGTGGAGGAGTTAGTAAAAAATATATTATGAATTACAATTATCCTCTGTACGCACCATATTGGAAGGTTGACCTCTTTCATAAATCATGGTATAGTACACTCAGTTCTCTTTTTAAGATGATCAATGTCAAAGACAACGAAGACGGTTCGTTCGTCATCGAATGGGATGAAAACGACGAAGCAGAAAGTATCTTCAACGACTGGACCAAAGAGGACTTCACAAACTTCCTCCGTTGGGCAGCAGAAGAAGAACTCAGTAAAGACACAGAAGAATCTGGAGAAAAATCTGGAGAAGATGGAAACTCCAAAGAAGCGACTCCGAAAGACTGGGAAGACTTCTGGCACGGTCCAGAAGCAAATAAAGGTAAAGGTAGTAAACTCTCGTAAAAAAGATTTGTTCCCTTGGGTCGAAACTTTTCCATACTTCATGCAAGACATGAGTGAGAATAAAAAGTGTTGGTTTACCTGTGAAGAACATGCTGAGAAGTATGTAAATAGATACAATTGTAATTACAAACTTTATTTTTATACTGGAAAATGACTAAGAAAACATTTAAGAGTAAAAAAGATGCTCAGTGGGAGTATGAAGAAACTCCTGAAGTACGTGCAGCAATTGCTCGTCTGCACAATGACATCCGTAAACGCAACTTAAAAGATGAAGATGATCGACTAGGTTATGACACAGGATCTAAGTAAGTATGAATTCAACGGTCTTGAACGTCTCCCTGCTAACATACTAAGATTGATTAGTGAGTTAGAAGGATCATATCAACTCTGTAAATACATGGGGTTTGAAGAAGATATGAACACGCTTAATGACATGAAAAAGCCTTATTACAAACTTTATTTCAAAACGTTAAAAGAGCAAAAAAATGAATGATTTGATCAACGAATACTGGACACGAACTCAAAACCCAGAAACTGAGGAGACTATTGATGTTGATTGGACTGCTGTATACAGCGGACAGAGAAAGGATCGTATGCACGATGCCATTGAAGATTATCTAAATGATGATAGAGTTGATGCACGAAGAGCATACGAAGAGATGCTATCTTGTATAGATAATACGATTCAATATCACAAATCAAGTCAGGAAAAGGCAGTTGAACTCAAAGAACTCATGCTCGGACACAGACCAATGGAGTCTCTCCATTCCTTCTCACTTGGAAGTTGAATGGGAATCATATACTGATGTGTGTGCATCTTTTGGTATAGAACCTAATAAACGAAGATTTTTGAGATACAACGAATTATTTCCGTATAAATAACCTTGTAGCAAATCGTGTGATTATTCGTGGGAACCAGAAAAATTTCTCAGTTGGATACAATCTCAGATGCAAATGTATCGGGAGAAGCAATTCTGCCCATTGTAGTATCTGACCCTTTGATTCCCAACCGAAAAGCAACCGTCAAACAACTTTTTAGAGGTGTCTCACAAGGAACAAAAGCAGAACCTGGTTTAGCTTTTGACTTGGATCGAGATACTGGATTATACCAAAACGCATATGACCAACTTGGTTTAGGTTTTGGTGATGGTGGATTCTATATGTCTAGAATCGACAACGGTGGTGGTAGTACATCTCTTTATATTACAGCAACTGATGAAACTGCCAGTAACACAAATATTGTATTAGCACCAAAAGGAACTGGTGCTGTTCAAGTAACAGGTCAGTTTTTGATTGATGACCAATCTTTTGTTCTTTCTGATTCACAAGGTCCTAGGGCACGATTTGAAGTTAGTAATGTAGGTACTGGTACTAATACTAGAGTATTCACATTCCCTGCTATTACTTCTGGTAATGGCACAACTATTGTTGGTGATGATACCAATCAAACTTTAAGAAACAAATCAATTGTTATTGATGAAGATAATTTAAGTATCGTTGATGGGGACGATGTTGCAAAGTTCCAGTTATCATACTCTGATTCTATTGGTCAGACTCGTAGATACTTTCTGCCAGATGCTGGTATTTCTTCTGTTACGGTTGCAAACCCTCAGGGTTTAGATTCTACACTTCTTGACACTAAAACTACACAAGTCTCATTTAACAAAACATTTGTTGATGTTAAGTTTGTTCCTGATGATGCGGTAGATACAAAATATGCACAGATTAATACGTCAGCATTAACTGAAAATAGAACTATTACTCTTCCTGACCAGAGTTTGACTCTTGTAGGAACAGTTGCGAACCAAATTATTAAAAACAAGAACTATGAGGTTCTTGTTATTCAGGATCCTGCCGATAACACTAAGAAGATTACATTCCAAGTTAGTAATCAAACTACTCTTACTAATTCTACTGTAGTTTTTCCACCAACAAACACTCTAAATAGTGGAAGTGGAGATAATGTTCTCGTTACAGAACTTGCAAGTCAAGATCTTTCAAACAAAACTTTATTCACCCCTGTTATAAAAAATAGCGGTAATACTGCTGGTCAAGTAACATTTACTACTGATAATATTACTGGTCCTAGAACAATTAGATTCCCTGATTCTAATGCGACTTTGTTATCTACGGATAACGTAACACTTGAGGATGTTAACTTTGGTGCTGGTATTGGCGCAAACAACCTCACAGGACAAACAAGACAACAACAATTCTTCTACTCTGGATTCTAATAACAATGGCTAAACAAGGACTTCTTGGACAAGTAAAACCAGCAGCGGGAACTAATACTGTATTATATTCTGCACCTATTGCTTCTTCGGCAAGTACGGTACTGAGTGTTGCTGCTCAAGGTTCTGCTGATTCATACGACATTGCTATTAAAGACCACGATCAAAATCTCACTCTTGATGCAAGTACCTATAAATTGCATAAGGGTGATGTTGTTACTGGATATCGTTTTAATTTAGCAACAAATATTCCAGTAACTTCTGCTCTACAAGCAGGTAATACTCTTACATCTGAGGACGGTGAGAAGAGTGCAATCTTTGAATCTTATTATCTCGAACCTTTTACTACAGTTAATGTAAAAGAGACCGCGATTCGTTCACTCACAGTTACTAGTGTTGTGGGAACATTTGCTGTTGGTGAAACTATTACTAAAGGTACTAGTCCCAACGCTACGGTAGCAACTATTTACGCTGCAGCACAAGGTTCTGGATCTACGATTCTTTATATTGGACCTTCTACAATTAATGGTAGTGGTAGTGAGTTTACTGATGCTGATGCTCTAACTGCATCTGGTGGTGCTACAGCAGCAGTTGAAACGGGTGGTGTTGGAACTGCCGTTGATGAATATATTTTCTCTACTGATGCTGGTGTTACATACGATATGTTCCTAGGAACAGCGATCACAGTCTTTTCTGATAGGGCGTATCGTTTTGATACTTCTGACAGTAGCATGAGTGGTACAGATTTCAAACTTTCTATCACTGTTAATGGTGAGTGGGGTCCTGATAATACTGCTGGAACTTCTGATGATGGTGTAGAGTTTACGACTGGAAAAACTACAAATGGTACTGCTGGTTCTGGTGGTGCATATATTCAGTATGATTTCTCGCAAGCAACTTTAACAGGTAATCTATATTTTTATGATGGTGATACAGGAACAGCAGGAAAGTCTGCTTACGGTGGTAGTGATAGACTTCTGACTGTTAGTACTGACTTTGCATATAGTGCTGTCTATGTTTATGACATTGATGGAACATGGGTAAATGCTACAGATAGTTTCTTGGCAAACGGTGTTTCTTACACTGTTCAAACAAAAACTGCTGGTGCTTATGGTTATGTAAGAGATTTCACAGGAACTGCTTGTAAAGTTGTTAAGGGTCTTAATTCCGCAGACTTTACAACTTCTGATGTCTTCCAAGATTCACCTCTGTTGAGTACTGTTTCTCGTAGTTCTGTTGCTATTAGTGCAATTGCATTAGCAACAACAGCAGTAAGTGTTGAAATGTTTGTTAAAAAAGACAACGCGATTGCTTCAGATGTAAGCGAAGAAACTAAGTCATTAGTTCTTGGTCCAGGTGAAAGGGTTATCGTTGAAAGTAATGGTGGACACTGCTCTTTCAATCTCGTTGGATTTGAAGATGCTTCTACCGCATTCACTATAAGGAACTTTGGTAGTGCTGGTGCAGGCGCTGCTGCCAGTGGCGGTGGTAGCTAATAATAACCTCTAATAAATACTAATAAAGAAGAGTAAGAAATGTCTCTAACTAGACTTAAGAATATTATTACTTCGAGGACAGGGCGTATTATTTACGTCAACCCCGATGATTTTGATGCTTCTGATGCTATTGATAACAGGGGCAATTCTGCATTGAGACCCTTTAAGTCTATTCAGAGAGCATTTCTAGAGGTTGCTAGATTTTCGTATCGAGTAGGTTTGTCAAACGATGAATTTGACGCCTTCTCGATTATGCTGTATCCAGCAGAATATATTATTGACAATCGTCCAGGTGAAGTATTATATACGAATGTTCCTCCTATTGATGAGAACTCAAATCTTGATTTAACATCACCTAACAATGTGTTGTATAAGTACAATTCTGTTGAGGGTGGAGTTATCGTTCCTAGAGGTTGTTCTCTTGTAGGTACTGACCTTCGTCGTACAAAAATTATTCCTAAGTATATTCCATATCCTACAGTGTATGCTGCAAAGGGTATTAATACAGAAGATCAAGTACCTTCCAAAACAGCAATCTTTAAGGTAACTGGTGGTACATATTTCTGGCAGTTCTCGTTCTTTGATGGTGCTGAAGAAGGCGTATACTTCAAACCAGATAGTACAGAAACACTTTCTCCAAAGTTCTCTCATCATAGAATCACTTGCTTTGAGTTTGCAGATGGTCTGAACAACCTATCTACATTGATTACTAATGGTACAGTTCCTAACGCAGATTATACTGCCGTACCTAATATTCTTGAGAGAACTGACTTAGATATCTACTATCAGAAAGTATCGAAAGCATTTGCTACTATTCCTGATACATCTGGAGATCCTGCTAATGACCAGATTCAGGCAAGGGTAGAAGAAAATAGAATCGTTGGTCCTATTTCTGATGAATATAGAGTTCTGCAGATTACAAGAAATGGTCAAACAGCAACAGCAGTAACTGTTGATGAGTTTGATAACCCCAGAGACCATGGATTCTCTGTTGGTGTTAACATTAATGTTAGTGGTGTTACTGGATCGACTGGACCTTCGTCTGAGGTTGATGCTTCAACATTCAATGGTTCTTTTATTGTTACGTCAACACCAACAGGTAGCACATTCACATATCAGTTATCATCAGTACCAACAGGAAACGCTGTAGGTTCTAACATCACTGTTAAGACGGAGATTGATACTGTTGACTCTGCATCACCATATGCGTTTAACTTGTCACTGAGAAGTGTCTGGGGCATGAATGGTATGCACGCTGATGGTAGTAAGGCAACTGGTTTCAAATCAATGGTTGTTGCTCAGTTCACTGGTTTGAGTCTTCAAAAAGATGATAGAGCATTCGTAAGATATAATGCTTCTACTGGTAACTATGATGCAGCAGTTGCTGGTGATGGTGCTCACTTAGATGGTTTTGCTGAGTATCGTAAGGGTTGGGCACACGAGCATATTAAGTGTAGTAATGACTCATTCATTCAGGCAGTTTCGGTGTTTGCTGTTGGATATGGCACACACTTTACAGCACTCAGTGGTGCTGACATGTCGATTACTAACTCTAACAGTAACTTCGGAAACACTGCTCTAAGGTCTGCTGGATTCAAAGCAAAAGCATTCTCTAAAGATAAAGCAGGAGCAGTTACGCATGTTATTCCTCCCAAGGCATTGAATGTTATTTCAACAACTGCTACGGGTGCATCTGGTGCATCTTCCATCACACTTACAAATGATGGTTCTATTAACGGTGTCATTCAAGGTATGACCGTCAATGGATCTAATATTGCACCTGGTGCAACTGTTATTTCTTTCAATGTAAATACCAGAGTTGTAACTTTATCTGCAACTAATACAGGTACAGTTAATAACAATATCATCTTTGGTGAAGAAACTTCAGTTAACTGGGTAAACGTTGATATTCAGCGTACAAAGGTCGTTAATGCTGCTCTTGCAGGTTCTGGTGGAACTCCTGGTAGTAGATTATATCTTTATGGTTACACGACAGAAGCATCACCACCAACAACAAAAGTACAGGGTTATGCTGTAGGTGCTCGCCAAGATGGTACTGGTGTTAATGCAGTTCCTGACAAGTTGAATATTCTTTTGGTTGCTAATGGTGCAGCGTCTGCGAGTGTTCAGTCAGCAAAAATTTCTCCATATGGTCCTGCTGTCTCTAGTATTGCTGCTGGTGTAGTAGGTTCACCTATCCAATATGATAGTTCTACATACACAATTAATGGTGTTGCTGGATCTGTTGGTGGATGGTATTTGAATGTTGATGCAACAGATAACGAAATTTATACAACGTTATCTACAAATACACAGTATAATAATGTTAACTTTACTCCTAGTGCATTCTTAAAGAGAATTCCTGACCCTCGTGATTTGCAAGATAGAACTTATCGTGTTCGTCTTGTAATTGACAAGGATAAGACTAATCCTCTTCCTCGTGATCCCCTTAGCGGTTATGTTATGCAACCGTTGAACAGCGATACAACTAACTACAATCTCCAAAGAGCATTCTACATTTACGATATTGAGATTGTCCAAGCATTTGAACGAGGCGTTTCTGATGGAATCTTCTACCTTACCCTGCTTTGTGCATCTATTTCACCTTCAACTTCTAACTTTAACGACAGAAAGTTCTCTCAAAACGTCAACGAAGTCTATCCTACGTTTGACAGAGACAACCCTCTTGCTGACCCTGATGCTGCGATATCCGTCGCTGACAATGAAACTATAGGTCTAGTAAATTCAACTGATGGTGCATCACCTACACCTAATAAAGATCCTAAGAGATCAATTACCAAGGAAGGAGTTGAATTCTTACTGACTGATACAGGTTGGACACAACCAGGAACAACACCTAACTATGATAGTGTCAATAAGCGCCTTAGCAATGTAGATCTTACTGCTCGTGCTGGTGATGAAGAAGTCAGAAAGATTAATATCCGACAGAATAATGATGGCACTGTTGCTCCTATCCCCGTTGAGTTTAGACGCCACTCAATTATGAGATCTGGTAACCATACCTTTGAATATCTTGGTTTCGGTCCTGGTAACTACTCAACTGCATTCCCTCAGACTCAAGTAGAGACACTATCTACGGACCAGATTAAGTTCTCTCAGTCTATTAAAGAGGAAGCAGGTGTTGCATTCTACTCAGGTCTAAACTCCAACGGTGACTTGTTCATTGGTAACCAGATTATTAACCCTGTTACTGGACAGATTACTAATGAAGATATTGCACAACTGAATGTTATTGGTGAAGAGAATACAACGATTGAAACATTCTCTGAGTTAGTTCTTACTGATAAACTCACCGTTATTGGTGGTGCATCTAACCAGTTAGAATCAATCTTTGCTGGTCCTGTCACATTCCAAGGACTGACTACATTCACAAATAATATTCAAGCGAAGAAGATTTCTTATTACAACCAAGATGGTACTGTAATCAAGCAAACTTTACTTGCACCTGAAGATGCTAACGGTCAACCCAGTTTTGCTAATATCACAGGATATACTACACCTGCTGATGGCGATCTTGTTTACAATATCAACTGGACTCCTGGTAAATCTTTAGGTTGGATCTACTATGGTGGTGTCTGGAAAGAGTTCGGTCTTACAGATACTGGAGATATTGATATTGCCACATTTAATAATGAGCAGCACATGGGTATTGGTACTGCTGCTGTTGCTGGATTTAGAGTTGGTGTCTTAGGTAATGCTAAAGTTGATGGAGACTTAGTTGTTACTGGTAGAGGTGGTGTTGGTGCTGATAAGTATATTACTAAAACATATACTGGAGACGGCACAACTCTTACATTTGCAGTTACTACCTATGGCGGTGGTATTCAGCACTCTGATGATTCTCTCTTAGTATCACTAAATGGTGTTGTACAGATTGCAGGTACAAACTACACTGTTGATTCTAACGGTGCTAATGTTGTGTTCAGTGCTGGTGATGCTCCATTATCTACTGATACTATTCACATTTTAGAACTGCCTATCTAAATAACTAAGGAGAAACTAGCACTGCCATGGCACTTTCAAAAATTAGTGGGAATCAGATTTCCACAACAACTCAAGCAATTATTAGCACGCTATCTTTTATTAACACTGATAGCGTCTTTAGATTGCCTTCGGGAACAACTGCACAGCAACCGACTGGTGTTTCTGTTGGTACTTTACGATTCAATACTGATTTAGATTCAGCAGAGATTTATAAAGCAGATGCTGGCACTGGCAGCGCAGGATGGGCACCTGTTGCAGGTGGTGGTCCTTCATTGGGTGAAAATAGTATTGTTAGAACTAATGCCAATACAATTTCAGAAAACTTAACTGTTGGTCCTTCAGCAGGTGGTGAGTTTGCAAATGGAATGTCGGCAGGTCCAATTACTATTGCAAACGGATTTACGGTTACTATTGAAAGTGGTGGAGCATGGAGTGTTAGATAATGGGAGTATTAAACGTTGGTAGTCTCCAAGGCAATTTTCCAAACTATCGAATTACATTAAGTAATGATAGTGAACTAGATATTGCTAGTCAGTTATTGCTGACTAATCAAACATATGTACCTCTTCCTGCAAATACTACTGATGGATTTGCATCAACTGCTGGTGGACCTAGAGGATATGTTAAAGGTCAATTGAGATATAATACTACTACTCAAAAACCAGAACTATATGATGGTGTTAACTGGATTGAGAAGGACTAGTAAATAATGAGTAAATTATCCGTAAGCGGTTTAAGTGGGATACCTGAGACTCTGAATCAGATAACAATTCCTGCTGGCAACATTTTAGATGTTGAAGGTCATGTATTTAATACAAGCACTACTGCATTTCAGTTACCTGCTGGTACTACCGCAGAACGACCTGCTAGTGCATCTGCTGGATATATGAGATGGAATACTTCTGATTTGAAGATTGAGATTTATAATGGATCGAGTTGGACTCAATATACAACCTCAGGTTCTGGTGGGACAGTATCTACCTTAGGTCAAAGTTCTGCAACTGCTGCAACTTCTGCTGCTGCTATTCTTGCTGTAAATCCTGGAGCACCTGATGGTGTTTATTGGATAAATCATGGTAGTGGTGCATATCAAACGTATTGTTTGATGGACGCAGGAGGATTTATGTTAGTAGGTAAAATTCCTGAGTCTCCTGGTGATACTAGCAATCCTTGGTCATATAGTGGCGCTAGATGGTCACAGCAAACTACTACTAACGAGTCAGGATGTCAAAGCATCGCTGGTGGAGATGCCTTAAATAGAGGGTATTACGGTTATACTTTGACCGAAGGTTTTATCTTTGCGATGGGTGACTATCGTAACTGGTTATATCCTAAATCAATTCCTAGAACAGGTGTTACTGCTAGAAATGCCTTTATTGGAGGACAAGTTAATATATCTTCAGTCGATAGAGAAAACTTTTTGAGTTGGATTGGTAACACTGGTGTCAGTAGAAACGAATGGGATAATCAACCCTATTGTAATAGAATTGGTTTTAATCGAACTGATTCTAGTGCTACAGGTATGAGATTTGGTATTACTATGAACAATGAAAACGAGTGTAATTCTAATGACTCATCAATTGGATTTGGAGTTTATACTAATAACAATAATACTAGTGGTGATAGAAATGCTGCTGCTGGCGGATTC